GGAATATCAGAATTAGAATCAAACAATATAGCATTAAAAACACATGAAGTATTGCATGGCAAAGTTCATAATTATGGTGATATAAAAAAGATCAATCCAAACAGTTTGCCTGATATGGATATATTCACTTATTCATTTCCTTGTCAAGATTTATCTCGTAACGGAAAACAAGAAGGATTGAAAGGCTCTCGTTCGGGCTTATTATATGAATGTGAAAAGATAATAGAAACAAAGAAACCAAAATATTTATTACTAGAAAATGTATCAGATTTAGTTAATAAGAAAAATATTGAAGGATTTAATAATTGGTTAGATTATCTTTCAAAACAAGGTTATCAAACTTCATGGATAAAGTCAAAGGCATTATCATATGGAATACCACAAAATAGAGAAAGAGTATTTGCTGTTTCTGTTTTAGGAGAAGGATTTAAATTAAAAATTCCAAATATAGAACCTCCTCACGTATATGATTACATAAAAGATATTAAGTTTAGAAAGAAATTTAAATTAGAATCGCTTATTTTTAAAGAAGATAATCAATGGAATGTAAGGCAAGCAGTTGTTAAAGGTTACTCGCCTATCAACAATTTAGATATCGTAAATTATGCATTTCCTGATAGTTTAACTAGAAGGGGTAGAATAGGAAAAGGCTATGCACAAACTCTTTTAACATCTAACACACAAGGAATATTTTATAATGGCTGGATTTACGATTTAACAGGTTATCACGCTTTAAAACTAATGGGGTTAAACAAAGAAGAATTATCTAAGATTCATTCTTTAAAACTATCAGACAATCAATTACATTTCCTAGCAGGAAATTCAATAGTAAAACATGTATTAATTGATATTTTTAAACAGATTGCGGAACATGAGAATAAGGTGAATTAATTTTCATCTTTTTCTCAAATACCATTGACGAAAAGCATTTAAAATGCTATAATAATTATAGGTTAAGAAATCAAATAAAAGGTAGGTAATTATAATGAACGGTTTAAATATAAGAGAAGGTTTAAATATTGTAGAAGTAGTAAAATATTTAAGAGAAGAACATCATTGTTATATGAATGAAGAAGAATTTAAAGAAATAACAATGATAATGAATAGAAACGGAAAAGAATATTCTTCTGAATCATTTAAAAACCATAAAAATGAAACAATTTATCTAGTTAAAGTAGATTCAAAATTAAATAAATAATTAAACAATAAAGGGGAATAAACAAAATGTCAATTTTTATCGTAGCAATAGTTATAATCGTAGTAGCAACAATGATATCTTTAGCAGTATCATCTAACACAAATAAAGCAGTAAATCAAACAAAACAAAACCAAGAAACTTTAATGTCTAGAGAAGATTACAAACAAGAATTAAAAGAATTAAAACAACAAATTAAGATTAAACAAAAAGAATTAGAAAACTTAGTTTATGCTACAGAACAAGCAAAACGTAGAACAATCGCTAATTTAACAGTGGAACAAGAAGAAGCATTAGAGCTATATGAAAAACTAGGCATTAGAATTCCAGTTGACATTGTTGAAGAATTATCATATTCTAATTATGTAACATATAATAACGCAGTAAACTTCATTGAAACGCAACGTAAAATTTGGAAATCACAATTATCAGTAAAAGTTACGAAGGGAATGAGATAATATGTATAATAACGATTTTAATAATAATGGTTTCAATACCGATTTCTTAGTTGCAGGAGAATTACAAAAACAAAATAATTTAAAACAACAAGAATTAAAAGAAAAAGAAGCAATGAGAAAAGCTTATTGTATAGCAAACAATGTTCCTTATGAAGAAATAGTTTACAATAACCAATCACCTAAATTCGGTCAAGGTTTATTAAAAGTATTCGTTTGTATAATATGGTTATTCATAGTAGGGGTTTTATTATCCGTTTTATTGACAGATGGTAATTTCAAAGATTTTATAGGATGGTGGTTTTAATGGATACATTAAAATATGCAGAAGCATTATTATTAATTAACAAACAACACCGAAACGGAGAAATAGATAGAGACATGTCTATCAAACTACATAATTTCTTCAAAGAACTTCACAACATTTGGAAGGAGAAACAAAAGTAAGATGATAACAATTCACAGAATCAATTCTAAATATAAACCTAGCCTAAACTTTCTAACTAATCCAGTAAATTACATGTCAGACTCAAGTATATCAAATCTTATCAAAAGAGCAGATGAATATTGCATAAGATATGGTTTAGAATATGACGAACCAATTTACAAAGTCATTGAAACATCATCATTTAATTTAATGGAAAATACAGGTGTTAGGTTAAAATCAAATAAAACAAGATACAAAGGTGTAGATGAATTAGAAAAAGTATACTATGAAGCGAAACTCAGAAAGGTTGTTGCATCATGATTAAACTACAATATATGGTTTACGGTTCACTAGCAGAAAGAACAAAAGTATTTTCAGGAGATAATTGTTTCGATGATTTTCTATATTGGTTTTTCGACAAAGATATCAACAATTATAAATTCATTGAAGGAAAAGAATACATTCTCGGAGAAATCCAACAAAAGGGGATAAATAATAAATGAGTTATTTAGTTAACTATAGAGGTTCAATTATAGATATAGATTATTTAATAAATTTCAAAGGAGAAGATTGTAGAATTTGTCAGGGTTGTCATACTATGTATGTAGAATATAAAGGTTATGACAGTTGGTTTCACTCAAAAGAATGTATGGAAAAATATTTTAACCCCTCCAATTAAGGAAGGGTTTTTTCTTTTATGATATATTAAGGTTCTACGTTATCCTATGTATTTTAATATGTTTTAGATATTTTTATTATATCCTTTTTATAATATATTTATTTTATATCTTTTATATATTTTATAGCTCGGTCTTTGTTTTAATCTTTACGTAATTCCGCTTTTTACTGCACACCCATTCGCTTAAACATTTCATAGCTAGTTTGTCTAATAATTTGATTATCAAACATTAACAAACCTTTCTTAAATGCTCTTACCATTTTATCTAGATAAATTTCACTTCTATAGCTATTAACAAGTATACGATTTTCATTCATATCTTCTTTACTAAGCGCAAATGATTTTTTACATGATGGGTCGTGATCTTGACTCAAGAACATAAAATCACTTTTCGTATCAACCCACATTCCCATTGTAAATCCTTTATAAGTAACGTTACAGAAGTGTATTGTGGTTTTTGGTCTTCTCATTACAAATGTATCAACATCATGTGTAAATTCATTGTCTAAACTCATACGCCCATAATCTAATTCATTAATCATAGCACCAAAACGAGTTTTAATTCTTTCTTCTTTAAAATCATTCGCTTTTGGTATTTCTAACACATAATGACCATAAGAATAGAATCTTTTAAACTCGCCTGTATCTTTATCAGGTTCAGGAAGAATATTAAAATATAAGAACCACGGATTAACAACAGAAACTGAGTTACTAAGACACACACATCTAAAATTGTCACGATTACGTATAACAGTATCTATAATATTAAGTAAAGCTTCCACACAGTTTGGGGGATAACCAACATTATCTTTCTCACGAATAAATTCATCAAATAAAATAGTCTCAACATTCGGGAATGAATTACCTTTAAAACTTTGCCACGCGCTCAACGGAACTGCAAATCCCGCCAACTGACCATCTATATAAAACTCCTTTCCCTTTACTTTAAAATCAGTATCAGGAAATTCTTGAGCAACATCATTAAATAATTGATCGATTTTCTTTAATTCTGTTTTATACATTCTTAAGTAGATAAATTGAGCACCTGTTTTTAAGAAACGATTAATACAATATTTCTTCATCGCAAAAGTCTTCCCTATGCCCCTAGCCGCAATAACGAAGTTCATGATTCTGTTATAACTTAACATTTGTTGCGGATTATAATATAAATCTTTTAATTTATCTTTTTCTAATTTGTTATTTATTTTTTCTTTTTTACCTTCTTTTTTAATTTGTTGTTCTTGTTCAAAATCAAACAAAGTTGTTGTCATAACAGAACCACTCTCCTTTATTATATTTTTAATTCCGTTTTAAAAATTTCAAAAATCGAATTTCAAATGAAAAATTTTTATTTATTGTTTATTATAAATTATTTTTATTTTTATAGGTTTCCATTTTCTTTAAAACTGTTCTATATTTAAATTTTATCTATTTATTAAAAAATATTTAGGGTGGGTTAAAATTTTTACACTAACATTCCCCACCCATTGTTTCACATGAAACATTTATCTAAAATTACCCCAATAATTTAAACGTTTACCATCGCTTGTTTCACCAGTAGCAAGATAAGTTCCATCAACACCTTTAATCCAAACATAACCATCTTTTTCATATCCAAAAGAATTATATGTAAAATCTTTCCCGCTTTCTAAAGTGCGAATATGTTCACTATTTGTCGATGGTTCTTTTCTCACCTTAATATTTCTATCAGAAGTAAACACACCATCTTGTTTTGTAAACCAACTAGAATCATAAGTGTTTTGAATTTGGTTTTTTACTTCTTCTTTTCCAGTAAACCATTCTAGACTCTTACTACCAATTAAATAATTCAAATCACATTTACCAACACCATTAACATAACCAGTTTCAGTGTATTGCCATATATCACACGGATAATTCGGCTTATTTCCACCATAACGAGGTATCCAAACAAAATCAGCTTGAACACGATTCATTTCAAAAGATTCATACATATGATGACCAACATACAAACCAATCTTTTTACAACCTAATTTCCTTAATTCATCAATGAAAGCTTGTGAACCTTCTCTCATATCATCCATTGTTTTTACTTCTACATCAGCAACCCAAACAGTTGCATTTTTATCTCCTCGATTATAAAAATCTCTAGCTTCAATTTTAGCATCTTCTACAGAAACGAAACGACAGAAAGCATAATTACCAAAAGGAATATCTCTTTTATTCATATCTTCAACATAACTTTTATATTTCGGATCAATATAGTTGCTACCATCTTGAACCCTAGCAATAATAAAATCTATATTCGGTTTAGCAATATTCCAATCAATATCACCGTTCCATTTAGATATATCAATAATATTTCCCATCTTCAACCCTCCATCGCATCTAACTTTTGTAAAATCATGTCATTTGTTGTTTTTAATTCATTTAAAGCTAGCGTGTTTTGTTGTAAAACTTTAGTAACAGTGCTCATAAAATAGTAAGCAACAAACATTGCAAAACCATTATTAACAACAAAATTCATTATATCTTGCATAGTCATTTCACCCATTTCATTCAATCTCCCTTTTCTATCTATAAAATTTAACAGTATTCGTTTCCCATCCATTAACCTGATTAGATAATAATTGTTTAATATAATCATTTAATTTCGTTTTTTCTTTATCTTCTTGTCCAGTATTATCTCCACCACATGAATTAATAGCACCATCACCAGTTGTGTAATATTGAATCATACTAGCATAATGAAAATTACCACCATTCAAGTAACGCCAAGGAACACCCAAAGC